GGAAGGTGCTGATAAAATTGTAAGAACCGAATACACAGTGCATATGGCTAATGGTCACGCACCAGTATTTAATATTAAATCAAGTAAGGCGAACCCACAAAGAGCGTTTCCTTATAGTACAGGTAATGAAGTAGTGTACTTGCTTACCGAAAAAGAAATGTTTAACAAAATAAGACAATTTGGTACATTAGATATGGAAAAAACAGATAACCTTAAATTACCTAAAACAGAACAAAAGTTAACACAACAAGAAAGTATTGCGCTTTCAGTAGCATCAAAACTTGGTTTTGAAACAGTTACTAGCGATGCTTGGCAAAGTACTTTAAAGCTAAAAGGTAAATCGGCTGAAGAAACGCAGCAAAAACAAGCAGCAGCGCAAAGCCAATTATTAAGTTCTATTGGGCAAGTAACAATAGCATATTACAATTTATTAACATCAAAACCGCAAAACAATGAACAAGGAAATAAATCCTGATTTTACTCACGGAATATATTATAAAAAAGGCACCCAAAAATATATAGATTTTAAAGTGCAAATAAATTTAGATCAACTTAGAAATTATGTTGAATTAGATAAGGTAAAAGAACACCTAAAACAAAACAATAACAAGCTAGATATTACTGTAAAAACAAGTAAAGCTGGTAATTTATACGGAAAACTAGACGACCTGTCGTACAAAAAAGAAATAACGTCAAGCCAACACAGCCCTGATAGAGAAGATGAAGACGACGGCTTACCATTCTAATTTAGTTACGTATAAAACGCAAGTTGATAAACTACAAGATATAAGGGATGGTAAGGTTAAAGAAGGTTTAGCCTTAGGTGTAAAAGAAATAGATGAATATTGGCGTTTTAAGTTTGGATCGTTTAATATTGTTCTTGGTCACGCATCAACTGGTAAAACTACAACTTTACTTTTCCTTTTATTATTGTACGCTGTACGCTATGGTTTAAAATATTTAATTTATAGCGCAGAAAACGAAGCTACAAGCATAAGTAAAAAACTTGTAGAATTTAGAACAGGTTTACCATTTAATAAAATATCTAACGACGTTTGGAAAAAAGAATTAAAATGGGTAGATGAACATTTTAAATATATAAATATAGATGAAGTTTTTACTGCAAGCGAATTATTAGCTAAAGCCCAAGAAGTAAAACAAACATTTGATTATTCAGCTTTAATGATAGACCCTTATAATAGTTTACTACGAGATAAAGAAACAATGAAATCACACGGTGCGCACGAATATGATTATGCAGTAGTAAGTGATATGCGATTATTTTGTAGAAAAAATAAATGTTCTATATATTTAGTTACTCACGCAGTAACAGAAGCCTTAAGGCACAGGCACCCTATGAACCACCCTTTTGCAAATTACATTACACCTCCCAGTGCAGGTTCAGCAGAAGGTGGTGGAAAGTTTTTAAATAAATCTGATAACTTTTTAATATTACACAGGTACACTAACCACCCAGAGTTTTGGACTAGTACTTATTTAGCGGTAATTAAAATAAAAGAAATAGACAGTGGCGGCAGACCTACTCCATTAGAAAACCCTATTGAGTTTAAATCAATTAGTAATAATGTAGGTTTTAGTTTGAATGGTAAAAATTTACTACATTTAGTAGAAAAACGTGATTCTTGAAAAAGCATATAAAAAACATAATGATTGGATTAGGGTCGTGGTATCTTTTGGATGTAATAGGGTAACTGCTGAAGATATAGTGCAAGAAGCGTATTTAAAAATAGACGAAATGACAAAAAAAGGTAAAGACCTGACATATAAAGATGATATTAATTATTGGTATGTGTATAAAATATTACGTCATTTATATTTGCATTTAAAAATTAAAGAACAAAAAAGCAAAGTAGTAGATGTAAAATTTATGAAAAATGATTATGGTCAGCTTCGTGATATTGAAGAAGTAGCAAAAGCGCCTTCGCATATTGATTATAATATATTCGATGAAAAATTTAATAAACTATTAGACGACCTTACTTGGTATGATAAAAGTGTTTTTCAGTTAGTAAGCGCAGGGAAAAAAATTTCAGTATTAAGCAGGGAAACTAATATAAGTTATGTATCGCTTTGGAATACTTATAGAAAAGTAAAAAAACATATAGAAAATAAAATAAAAAATTATGATTGGCTTAGGGGATTTGACAGAAAAAATAATTAACATAATTACATTTGGTTATGGTAAAAGGTTTGCAACGTGGGTGGCTAAATTATTCGGCTATAAAGATTGCGGCTGCGATAAACGTAAAGAAAAATTAAATAATATAAAAATAAAAAGATGATACAAATGATTAAACACGACTATGATCAATGGTCAAAGTTTAAAGGCGTAAAAAACAACACAATAGCAAAACACGAATTAAAATTAATCGAAAGTTTGCACGCTAAGTATTTTAATCACCCACTAGAAAGTTTATGCACTTGTAGGGGTGAACATATCATCGGTAGAATACAACAGTTTGTAGACGAACTTAACGTTGTTTACAAAAATGGATATAAAGGAAGTACATAAATGGGAACAGTCAGTAGTAGAAATATTAAATTTAGATAACTGGAATCTAACTTGGTGTGGAGGTGAGTATGAATATTTCGATGCTAAAGGATTAACGCCCAAAAAAAAAGAATGTGTTATAGAAATGAAATTTAGGTATAAATACTATAAAACTAAAATGTTAGAAAAAAGTAAATATGCAAACCTTATGGCTTTGCCTGATAACGTACATAAGTTGTATTTAGTATTTGACCCTCAAGGAATGTATATATTTTGGTTAAATAGAATTAAGCTGCCTGAAGTAGATAAGCTAAATTGCCCTGACACTACACTGTGGACAAAAAAGAAAAAAGAAAAAGAAGTATATTTATTAGAAGAAAGTTTAGCAAGTTATATTAATAATGAAGCAGGATTTAATAGAAGCATATAAAAAATTAGATTATATAAAAGAGTATGAGTGCGATATGAATATATCAACAGTGCTGGAAGTATTAAATAATTGGAATAAAAAAGCTAAAAATAATAACGAATTAAAAAAAGTTATTGAAGCGTTTTTAGATATTCAATGGCATATTATAGAATTAAAACGCGATAGGGATTTAGCTATGAAAAGTTTAGTTAAATATAAATTACAACGAGACGAGTCGTTAAAACAAAAAAACGAATTAGCATTAAAATTAAAAAAATATGAAGATAAACATTTTAACAGAGATACTAGGCGAGGAAAGAGATAGCGACGTAGGCAATAAATTACTCGACACTATAAACGTATTGTGGTTAGATTGTGATACTGTGCCAGAGTTCGGTAGTAAAATTAACGTTGACTTGTTTAGTTTCATATTTGAATTTACCTTAGTAGATAAAATATATACTTACGATGGCGGAGATATAACTATAAAACTAGTATATAATAAAACAGATGAAGTATTATGAAATATGTTGAATGTAACTTTTGCGGACATTTAAACCACCCACATAATATAAATTGTGAAGGGTATGATTGTGGCGCACCTTTAGACTTAGATATAACTTATGAGTGAAATAAAATTATTAGACGGCAAATATTATAACCAAACAGAACTATTGTCTAAAATGTTAGATGATGACTTTTACTATGGCTTTATGCACAAGTTCGCATTTAGTAGTAGTAGTATAAAATTATTATTAGAATCACCTAAAACTTATCATAACGTAATGACTTATGCTAAAAATGATAAAAGTTCACAAGCCCTCAGAGATGGTTATTTATTACACTTATTAGTACTAACGCCAGAGTATTTCCATAAACAAATATTTGTAGACGTACAAAGTAAAAACACCAAGAAATATAAATTAGCTCTAGAAGAACACGGAGAGGTTTATACTATAAAAGAAAAACAAGACGCTGAACGTTTAGCCGATGCAGTATTCCGTAACGAACCTGCTATGCAAATATTAAAAGGCTGTAAAATGGAATATCCAGGAGTTGGTTTAGTACAAGAAAAACCATTTAGAGCAAAAGCCGATGCGTTACACGAAAATTATATATTAGACCTTAAAACAACTAGCGATATTAAGAAGTTTGAAAAAGCTGCGTATTGGTATCACTATGACGTACAAGCGTATTTATATACAGAAATATTTAATAACCCCAACTTTAGGTTTTTAGTGATAGATAAATCATCTTGCGATATAGGGTTAAGTCAACCTGTTAGTAAAGATTTCATAAATAGCGGAAGGGATAAGGTAAGGTATGCTATGAAAATATACCACGATTATTTTGAAACTGAAGAAACAGATTTAGATAGTTATTATATAAATATAGAATTATGAAATTATTTGAATATGAATTTGAACCTAACAACGAACCTGTAGATGATACAGAAATTACAGGTACACTATTGTATTATACAAAACAAAATAGGCAATTATTTAAAAAACTATGTAAAACAGGTATGGAAAAAACTTATACCAAGGAAGAATTAAAAGAAGCAAACATATCAGATTTTATATTACAAACCTTAAATAAAATTTATGGAAGTAAAGAAATTTAAAAGAGTATTAACAGAACAACAAGGTCACGACCTACATAAACAACATATAGGGGAAGAATATATTAAAACGCTAATTACTCAAGACGCTGATGGTTATGATATGTATGGTAATTTATTATTTAAGTTTCGTAAAAACGTTATACCTATTGATATATTAAAATCAGGCGTTGATAATTTTAAAGATAGTATTGAGTGGACAGAAAGCAGGGGTGCAGCAAGTGGGTTTAGTGGCAAACGCATAAGAAAAGATGGCACTGTTTCAAACATAACAGTAGGTAAACACGTTGAGTCAGGTGCAGTCGGTTATATGGATAAAAGCGCTATGATAAAATATTGCCGCAAAACAGCTTTTACTAGGAATTACTTTGATAAATATAAAGGTGGTTTACCATTTGTAGAATATGTTGATCAACAATACAAACAACTTTGCCCAACTTACTATAAACGACAAAAGAATATAGCAGAAGCTACTAACCAAAATTATGTAATAGGCAATACAAGTTTTACAACAGTAACAGTAAATAAAAATTTCCGCACAGCAGTACATAAAGATTCAGGCGATTTTACTGAAGGGTTTGGCAATTTAGTGGTATACCGCGAAGGCGATTGGAGTGGCGGTTATTTTATTCTGCCAGAATATGGAGTAGGTATAGATTTACACAACACAGATATATTATTTGTTGATGTACATAAATACCATTGTAATACTGATTTTATAAACTTCACTGAAGATAGTTTACGTATTAGTTTTGTATTATATTACAGGGAATATATGTATAAATGCAAAGCGCCAAAAGATGAGTTAAAACGAGTTAAAATTGATCAAGGTGGGTATTACAGGATATAATTATATATTAACTTGTATATCGCACAGGCGACCACAAAATATACAAAAAATATACGAAACATCAGGTACGGATAATATCGTATTCTTTGTAAATGATCAAATAGATGTTGATGATTACAAAGTAAATGGAGCTGAAAAAATATATAAGGGTGGAAACTTAATTGGTAATCGTAACGCAGCTTTAGATTATTGTTTTAATAAAAATAAAATATGTGTTCAAATTGATGATGACCTGCAAACTATATCAATAAATGATTTCACAGGTAAGCGTACAAAAAAATATGTTACAGTAGTACAGGCAATAAAAGGGTTATTGCCGCAATTTATAAATAGTAAATATAATTATGCAGGCGCGCCACCAACAGCTAACCCTTTTTTTGCAACAAAAGTATACCAAGAAAATATATTGATTACAGCACCATTTACAATCACAAAACCTAACCCAATAAGATTTGATACAAGATTAAAATTAAAAGAAGATTATGATTATACTTTACAGCATATACAAAATACAGGGTGTATTAGGTATCATAAATATTTATTTGATTTCAAACGTTATGGTAATAAAGGGGGGGTTGTAAGTTACAGGACAGATAAGTTAGAACAAAAGGCAATAAATTATCTACAGGGTAAGTGGGGTGAATGCATTAAACTTAATCCTAAAAGGCAAAATGAAATATTATTAAACAAAAACAGTGAACAAATATTAAAACAGAATATAAACCAAATAAAAATATTTTAATACATTTGAACTATGAAAACACATTTAGAAACATATAAAATAGCAAAAGAAGTAAAGAAAATAACAGGTCTAAACTTCTTAGAAAAGAATAGGAAAATAGAATATGTAGAAGCTAGGGCTTTCTTTGTGCATATATTAAAGAACTATTACAAACTACGTAACAGAGATATAATAATAATATTTAATGAACTAGGTTTCAAAATGGATAGTGCTACGCTATGCCACGCCATAAATATGTTTGAAATATATGAACATAACAATAAAAGAATGCAGGATTGGTTTGATAACTTATTTGCAAAACCTGATTTTAAAAACAGGTCTAATACTAGCGCTTATATTAAAAGTAAGCTAAAATATTTACCTGAAGACACTTTAGTAAAGATAGCTGCACAAATAGATGCTATGATAAAAGATGAAGTATTTTTAGACGAAACTGAATGGAAGTATTAAAAAAGTATAAAAAATATTATTATATATTTGAATAATCAAGTTTTTTCAAGTTGGCTAGGAAATTAATTAGTACATATATTGAAAGACCTAAAAAACGTAGACCAGGAGTACATAGTAAAAATGCAAGTAAAGGTCAGTCAGGTTGGAAAAAGAAATATAGAGGGCAAGGTAAAAAAAGATAATTATGGCTTGGGGTGGTAAACGTAATGGCGCAGGTAGAAAAGCTAAAGCTGATGAACTTCAGTTATTAGACAAACTATCACCATTAGAAGATTTATTTCACGTAACGTTAAAAAAAGGTTTAGAAAGCGGTGATTATAGGTATGCTCAATTATTTGCTAATTACTTTTATGGTAAGCCAAGAGAAACTCAAGATATAACTATAAACCAAGATACACCATTATTTGAAGTAGTAGTAAAAGAAAATGAACCAAGTACAAACTAATGTAGTATTTAATCACGCCTATAAGTTTTCAAGGTCAGATAAAAAAATACTAATAGAACAGGGTGGTTCACGTTCAGGGAAAACTTTCAATATACTTATTTGGATAATATTTGACTATTGTTTTAGGCACAGAGGTAACATAGTTACTATATGTCGTAAAACTTTCCCATCGCTTAGAGGTACAGTTATGCGTGATTTTTTAGATATACTTAAAGAGTACGATTTATATAGCGAGAAAGACCACAACAAAAGTAATAGTGAATATTATATAAATGGCAATACAATAGAATTTATATCGTTAGACCAACCTGCTAAAATACGTGGTCGTAAAAGAAACTTATTATTCGTAAATGAGTGTAACGAAATAGATTGGGATAGTTGGCAACAATTAATATTTAGGACTGAAGGGCAAATTATCATCGACTACAACCCATCAGAAGCAACGCATTGGATATATGACCAAGTAGAAACTAGAGATGATGCGGTGTTTTATAAAACTACATATAAAGACAACCCTTTTATAGATTCTAACTTAATAACAGAATTAGAACGTTTAAAAGAAACTGATGAAGAATATTGGCAGGTATTCGGTCTAGGTGAAAGGGCTTTATCA